CATTTCCAAGTCCCTTAGTGGTTCTAACAAAAAATAGCATCTTACCCTCTTACTTCTTTGATAACGTATTCGGCAGGGACAAACACTTCTTTATCATGAGGTACTTCATCCCAAACCTGAAACTGGTATTTCCTTAGATAGCTCCGAGATTTCAATAGATTTCTATTTGTTTTATAGCCAAAAATGTTCGGGTCTGATTGTCCCCACAGTACGATTCCCTTTTTACCTGTCGGGAACAACAAGTGTTGAAGAAAGTTATCAACAGCAATCCAAGTCTCACATCTATCATCAAGAACAAGCTCTTTTATTTCTTTCAAGCTCATGTTTTTCCTGAAATCATCTACTAGCTGTTCTTCTCCGTCGACGCCTATCTGGACAATGGAGTACTCGACTTTTAGAGCATCTATTACTTCTTTCCAATAAGGATAGTTCTTTGCGTTGTATTTACCGTTGCGAAGCTGCTTAGACCAAGGGCTTATTACAATGTATTTCATCATAGCTGACCTTCCAGATGTATTTTCTTGAATGCTTCTAATAGACTTTTCTTCCAGTTATATCGGGTCATAAATTCGTAGACACCTGTCTCTTTACATCCAAATGTTCCAGCTTCACCTAACGGCCTGACAATAACATTTTCAATGTCAAAAAATGGCTCTGGATAAACGCAGAAAATAACTAGCTTTTTGCACGTTTTTAGCAAATCAGGTAAAAGATTCGCAAAGCAGAGATGGTCGCCTAAACCATGAGAGATTGCAATGAATCTATAACCCCATTTTGAAAGTTCTTTTCTAAAAATCTCTTCATCATGCTCCCACAATGACTTATCAGTTTCAGTTCGAATTCCACCTTCGGGATTTCGATAGTGCCATGTTACAGCCGACCTATCAACTAGAAGCTTGTAGCCAGCCTGAAACAGTCTGTGCGTAAAAATAGTTTCCTCGCGATGTGCTACTCGCGAAAGAGACAAATCGTAGTCTACAATGTTGGTTCTATAAAGAAACGAGCTATAGAGGTGCTCAACCTCGATTACGCCTTTTCCTCTCTTCCACTGGATGTTGGGTAAACGATTTACATCCAATAAATTAGTCGCAAAATGTGAACTATTTGCTTCTCCTCCTGGAACGACTACAGAGCCCGCAACAGCTCCGATTCCGTCTTTCATGTGCGAAAAAAGTTTTTCTAAAACATCTGGTTCGGCAATAACGTCGTCATCTAGACGCCATACAAACTCGTATTCAGATGTGTTAGCCATCTGATGAGCAAAGTGCTGCCCTTGATTTCTCGTGAAAGCCACTTCCCATTCTATTCCAACCGATGAAAGATGCGTGAACAAGTATTTGTACGTTGGATTCTCACGAAGGTCTAGATGCTCACCATCATCAAAGATGATTAGCTTGTCGGGCTTCATGGTTTGAGATGCTACTGAAGCAATCGTTAGAGGCAACGTTGTAAAGTATCTATTTTTCGTAGGAATGCAGCACAGAATAGACTTCTTTTTGTTCTTTTTGTATCGTTCTTCAACTGTTTTCATGTTTCGATAGAAGATTGAATCCCAGTCCTCTATGATTGATTTGTCGTGAACAGTTGCTTCGCCCTTATGAAGAATAGGAACAGTACCTATGATGGTTCCGTCACCTCGTCCTGTCATTTCACCCGCGACTTCTAACTCGTAACCAGCTTCTTCAGCTCTAATGCAGAAATCTATGTCTTCACCAGAACCTTTTCCAAAAGATTCATCAAGATAGCCGATTTTGTCAAAGACCTCTCGTTTTATCATTGCACAGAAAAAGATTATGAAGTCTCTATCTAGTGCTTTATTATGCGATTTGATTGGGCCCACTATTCCAACGTTGGGATTTTCGAACTTGTCTAAATGCATTTTTATTACTGTATCTTTAGGCTGTTCCTTCAGAAATGCGTCGTTGTTGAGAAGTAGAATGTATTCACCTTGAGATGCTTTTATTCCTTCGTTATTTGCCTTGGCATATCCAAGAGGCTCGTCGAACCAGAGAAGTTTGAATGGAGCGCCAAGAGATTCGACATAGTCTTTTGTTCCATCTGTGCAACCATTAGCTACAACGATGATTTCTTTGTCATCAAGATTGCAGTATTTTTGAATAGCCTCACAGCACGGTTTCAAACAATCATCGAGATGATTCAACGTGCCGATTACAATAGATACTTTTATCATACAAACTCCTTTATGCTTGTTCGTTATACATTATGTCTGGTCTGAATGTAGGCGTCAGTCCTTTTATGACAAGATTTGTCGCGTTTTTTGCTTCAAAGTTTTTGAATCGACGGTCTATAGGAGTGCTAATAGTATTATTCAGGTGAACAATAAATCTAAAGTGATCTGGAAATGTTGAAACATCTGCATCTAATCTGGCAATGAACGAATTATCGACCCACCCCCAAACATAATGAAGTTCTTCATCCCATAAGAGCTTTAGAGTATGAAAAACTGTTGATTCGTTTCCAAATAGGGCCACTGGGTCTGAAACAGAACCCGAAGGCTGCAAACCATTTTCAACCTTTTCAACTCTATAACCATCAGCCTGACATGAAATCTCGACAAAGTTTATGTTGTCTGATTCAACTCTAAACAGTATTTCACTTCCAACGCCAAATCCAAGAGTAGGAAGCCTGAACTGAATCTCATGATACCATCCGCAGCGTTTGCTAACGTATCGAGTGTGAATTGCGACATAACCTCCCACCGACGGAGTACCACTGTACGTCAATTCCGAACTAGATTCCGAAAATAAAACACCTGTGATTCCGCCGTACGCTATAGTCCAATTCGAACCTATTGATGAATTGTTGAATGCATCATCTTTTATTCTATTCAGAGTAAAATCGTTCACTATAAGAACCAAATCATCGAATTCATTTATCGAACCAGAATTAGCATTGAAGACGATAAGCGGGCCCGATAAAACACTAAGAGTATCGTAGTGAACTTCTGTGTCGTCGATTCGAACCACTACGCTTGCATCTTGACACACTATTTCGACATCATGAAACGAGGTGCCATACGTAAAATCAACACCAGTGCGCTCATAAATAACATTGTTTACTTTTTCATAAATGTCGATTCTATCATTAGAATAAATACATCCGACAGAAACTCTATTTTCATTGCTACCATCTCTTCTAATCTGAACTTGCCACCGATTGAATGTTCCCGAAACAAATTTGACTCTGAATCTAAGTATAAAATTGTCATAATTCGTCAAAGGAAGATTCCATGTGAGATTTCCATCGCCCGAGTTTTTAACCACTTTACCCGAATCATTTTGAACCGACCAGACACTTTCTGAATCTGTAAATCCTACAGGATCAGTGCCAATAGCGTCATTTTCGAATGTTGCAGAGTATGTGCTCATAACTAGTATTATACCATTTATTTCAATAAAAGTGCTTTAGCTTCATCAAAAGTTATGTTTAGTTTATAGTTTGTCGATAAAGCATTCGCAAATTTGTTGAGTCTTTCTGGAACGTATTTGAGCTGCTCGCAGTACGCTTCAACTTCAAACTTGAGACGCCATTTCTTTGAGCAGAGATAGAGTATTCCGTTTATTCCAAGCCATCTATAAGACTGACGAGAATGCACAAGTTCGTGCTCAATGAGGGCTCGTTCAACCACAGCCTGACGAGTAAGAGGACGAATAAAGATAATAGGTCCTATTGTAACACCATCAGATTGTTTAGAAAACATTCTAAAAACAATCTCGTTATAAAAAATAAACACCGGAAGACATTTATAAACTCGTCGAAACTCCATTATCTTTGCCTTTCCAACACAGATTCCTGTTTGGTTCTATAGTTGTCGATTGTTTTTTGGTCGTGAAATGTCTGAGCTGCCTTGATGACTCTTGCATCCTCATTTGAATAATCATCACCTGGTGATAGACAGTGACGATGATAGGTTTTAGCTATTTCTACACCGTCTTTTATGATGCGAGTTGCCTTGCGGATCTGAATAGTTCCATCTTCTAGTATTTCTATTTTATCTACTACTTGTTCTTCTGTGAGTGCCATTTATAACTCCTATGAAGCTGTCATGTAAGCCATTGAAAATGAAAGATAGCCGCCATTTACGTAGTTTTGAACAATCCAATCGTTCGTTCCTGGTCCAACAAAATAGCCAAGGGTAGCAGCGTTGAATAGATAAAACGCTCTAGGAATCACAGCGGTGATGATGCCATTGTGTGCTAAAGCCGCAGATGAATCACCCTGAGCTGCAAACGGAAGTCCATTGAGTGTGTTTCCAGTAGACGAGCCTTGTGATGAAACAGTATTTATTTGAAGAAAACATCTAACCACGACGATTCGACCTATTTTTACATATGTGCCTTCTTGCGCATTGTATGTAATAGAGGGTTGTGGATTGTCAATTCTTCCCAATTTGGGCGTCCATGTGCCTTCTTCGTAATCGTCTAGAGTATTAGCATCAGTCGAGGCATTTTGAGTTGCAGGAAACTTGAGTCGACCTAAGTTTAAGTTTGCCGAACCATCTTTTAGTTCTAGATACTGAAGATGATAACCAGATCTGCCACTATTAGGAGTGCAGAATCGTACGCCATTTCTAAAGAAGACTTCTATTCCATTACCTGTAAAAGCACCATCAGTTATGTCGGAAACATCTTCATTCACGCATAAAGTTACGGCACCCGAAGTTCCGCTGTCAGAAGTACCTGTCGATGTCGCTGTTGATCCTAATACTAATGTTCGATATCTATGGTATGGTATCGTTCCGCTGTAACCAAAATAGCTTTGCTGAAGAGCATTTCTACTCCATAAGTCTGAACCGCTTGTGCCGCTGTCTGTTGCAGCCCGTAAAATTCCCGAAAATGTTGGATTCTCAGTAAGAATGCCCGAATAGCCACTTATTCCGCTATAACCTGAAACACCAGAATATCCCGACTCACCTAAACCAGAATAGCCTGAAAGTCCGCTGTAGCCAGAAGCGCCATAGCCTGCGTATTGCCAGTCGCCACCTTCATATATCTTTAGTCTAGCCATTTTAAAACCTTCATTTTCTAATGTGAGTTATCTTACAATTAAAACATTAATGAATTGAGCATCATATTTTTGAAATGCAGTGTGGTCGCCATATCCAGTATAAACAGTGCATCCCGAAACAGTGTTGCTGTTACCTGCTTTGCCCATAATCGCGTTATCAGCTGAAGTATCCATTGCGGTGACCAAAACTACATAATTTGCATCAGAAATATTGCTTGTAAAATTTATAGTATAAGTACCCGTGCCTACATCTGTTATTGATGAAACATTATAACTTGATCTAATTGAAGGCGTTCCGCTTCCATTAAAGTTTACCCATGCTTTGATGCTAGTATTTCCACTATATCCCGAAGTACCAGAACCACTATATCCACTTATTCCAGAATAACCACTTCGGCCTGAGTAGCCCGAAAGTCCACTTATTCCAGAATAACCTGAGATGCCAGAATAACCTGAGATGCCAGAATAACCTGAAATACCTGAGTA